ACAGCGGTGGCGAGGATGAGACTCTTGCCATATCACTTCTGAATGAGTGTTACGAGACAGACGGAAATAAGTCAAAGACACAACAGCTTGCAAGGTTTATTGAGATTTGCGGAATTGGTTATACATTCGTGGATATCAATACAGATTATGCAGACGGGGACAGTTATTTTAATGTCAATGTGCTTGACCCTAGATGTGCTTTTATCATTCATTCCAGTTATTACATCGACCACAGACCTATGGTTGGAGTTACTTTTCGGAAAGATGAAATCGGGAATTACTATTTTACTTGCTTTACGAAGAATGAAAGATTTGAAATTTTAAATCTTGCGAAGTTCCAAAATGAACAGCCTGTGAAAGAAAATAAAAGAGACTGGGTGAATTTGGAGCGATGGAAAGAAAGCGACAGAAACGGTGAGAAGAACCCGATAGGCAGAATACCGATTATTGAATGGAAACGCTCACATGATAGAATGGGTTGCTTTGAAAGACAGATTGATGAAATGAATCACTTAAATCTGCTTTGGAGCGACTTTTTAAATGATACAGACCAAGAGACACAAGCCGTTTGGCATGGAAATGATATTGACTTTCCGAAAGATGAAAACGGAGATATCAAACATCCGGGAAACGGAGATTGGTTACTCACGTATACGTCAGTCGATGGAAAAACGCCTTTTGTAAAACCATTGACCGCTGATTATAACTATCAAGGAATTATGGATATGGCACTTTCTAAAAGAGCGTTGATATTGCAGAAATGTGACGTTCCAGACAGAGCAGACGCAATTAATTCAACAGGGATGGCAACATCACAGGCGGCAGGATGGGAGGGTGCTGAATCCGCAGCGTGCAAGGAACAGAACATTATAGAAAGCTGTAAGATGGAAGAAGTAAAGGTTGTTTTAGAAGCAATAAAGAAATCTTCCAATGTTCCGTCAGACAGTCCGCTTTTGCAACTTAGGTACTGTGATGTGCAACCGAACATAAAGAGACAAAAGACCTACGAAATGGTCACTAAATCAACGTGTTTCGGAAATCTTGTGTCGCATGGTATTGATGGTATGCACGCTCTAAAGGCAATCAATCTGTTTGATGACGTAAATCAAGTATATGCCGATTCAAAAGAACTGATTGACAAATATCAATCATCCTTGTTTGATAAGGGGAAATCAGAAGCAGAAGAAAGTGAACCGGACAATACGGACGGTGGACAGCTTGCACAGATTACGAACAGTCCGTTTGTGGACGGAAGAAGCAATGAGGAATTGTCAGAGCCGGAAGAATAATCAGATATCAAGAGAGGTACAAATCGTATCTCTCTTTTTTATATGTCAGAGGGAACTGACGTTAATAAAACGCATAGAGATTTTAAACATGAAAAGACAAGGGAATGTCTATAATCACGCAAATTATCGTGAGGGAACACGCAAAAACGCAGAAAGTAGAGGTATTCAAAAATGAGTAAAGAAAACAGAACAAAAATTCCAGTAAACTTACAGCTTTTCGCAGAATCACCGCAAGAACCTACACCGGAGCAGCAGGAAGAACCTAGTGTAGAACCGCAGGTAGAACCTAAGAAAGAACCAAAAGCAGAGCCAGAACCAAAAGAACCAACAGTGCAAGAGCTGATGAATGAGTTGGCAAAGGTTAAGAAAGCGCAGGAAAAGGCAGCAAGCGAGGCGGCAGAGTATAAGAGAAAATACAACGCAACTCTTTCTGAAAAGGAAAAGGCTAGTCTTGAAAAAGCAGAGAAAGAGGCTGAAAGGGAAGAAGAATGGAACAAGACCGTTCGTGAAAACAAGATTTTCAAACTTGAAAAAGAATATCTCGGGATCATGGGGTATACAGCAAGCGAAGCTGAAAAAATGGCAATCGCAGAGGTTGATGATGACAAAGAAGCAAAAATAAAAATTATGTCAGAAGTAGAAGCAAGGAAACGCAAAGAGTACGAAGCGGAGTTCATTAAAAACAGACCGCAGGTACAGGCAGGAGATGGAAGCGGAGAAGAACCGGAGGACGCCTTTATAAAAGGTTTTAGTTCCGTTAATCCACGATTCAAAACAAACAAATAATTGGAGGTAAGATTTTATGGCAACAATCAATTATGCAACAAAGTACGCAGATACCGTAGACGAGAGATTCAAACTTGGTTCACTTACGCAATCATTAATTAACGATAGCTTTGATTGGCTTGGAGTTAAAACTGTAAAAGTGTTCTCAAGAAATCTTGCAACACTGAACGACTACAAGACAACCGGAAGTAACCGCTATGGTGACCCAGGCGAATTAGGAAATGCCGAGCAGGAAATGACCGTATCACAGGACAAGTCATTTACTTACACGATTGACGCAGCGAGCGAGCAGGACACTAACGGAACAATGGAAGCAGCAGCTACCCTTGCAGAGAACATTGACAACCTTGTTATTCCGGCAATGGATAAGTACAGAATCGGCGTTATTGTTTCCAAAGCACCGACAGCAGGAGAGGTGAGCGGACAGAGCCATATTAAGGTACAGGCTGTAACATCCGCTAACGCATATGAGGAGTTCCTTGCATTGCAGGAGATTCTTGACGATGACAAAGCACCGCAGGGCGGCAGAATTGCAGTTGTTACGCCGGCATATCTGAACAAGATTAAACTGGATGACCACTTTACGAAGTGGGGCGATATGGCTACACAGTTGGCAATTAACGGAATCGTTGGTGATATTGACGGTGTTCCGGCTATTAAAGTTCCAACTTCTTATATGCCGGAAAATGTTGATTTCTTCATTACAAACCCGATTGCAACACCTTCTCCAGTTAAGTTGCAGGAGTTCAAAATCAACTATGATGCACCGGGTATCAGTGGCGCACTGGTTGAAGCGAGAGTTCGCTATGATGCTTTCGTACTTGACAAGAAAGCAGACGCAATCGCAGTACATAAGAGCGCAGAATAATCAGAAGTGGAGGTAATCCATAGTGATTAGACTAAAAAAAGACAGCATAACTATGGCGGTAAGGGATGAACACCAACTTGCCGCCTTTTTAAACAATGGATGGGTTAAATGTGATGAGGAAGAGGAAAAAACTGATTTTCCACAGCATATGGACCCACCGGAAGAACCGAAAGAAGCGAGTTATACAAAAACAGATATCAACCGCTTATCCACAGCAGAGCTGAAAGACCTTGCCACAAAAGAGGGTCTTTCTGACGTGGAGAACAAGAGCGGTGCAGATTTAAAAAAAGAACTGATTGAGCATTACGGACTATAAGGGAAAGGAAGTGAGAGTATGGATGAAGAAACGACAGTAGACAGCAGTGACTTGACGGAAACCGAAACGGAAGAAGTTGACGTGGAAATGTCACTGACACTGGAACAGGAACTTGTTGCAGATTTGACAGATGAACTGTCAGAGGATGAACTTTTCAATGAAAAACTCCTGCTCTCAAAAATACGAAACGCAATCAGAGAAGTAAAGAGGGCGAGAAGTTATCCAACCAGTTATACGGATGACATGATTGACAGCGACTTGTACGATTATTACTCCAACATACGAAACCTAGCGTTGTACGACTACAACATGGTCGGGATGGAATTTGAAGCAAGCCACAGCGAAAATTCAGTTAGCCAGACAATGACGGACAGGACGAAACTTTTTGCCGGAATTATCCCATTTGCAAAAATATAGCAGTTGTGCGTGACGTGGCACTATTCAGTGTCATGCCATAAGGGTATTTCACAATAGGCGGTGGTTGGGCGGTGAAATTTAAACAAGATTAGAGGTTGAATACATGAAAGACATTATAATGCAGATTATTGTGGTTGCACTCCCTGTAATTCTTGGCTATATAGTATGGCTTCTGAAAGAACAGAAGAAAGATAGGGATGCGAACGCAAAAGGAACAATGCTTCTTTTGAGAGTACATCTTATTGAGTACCACGACAAATACATGGAAATGGGTAAAATACCGTCTTATGCTTATCAGAATTTTGAAGAAATGTATCAAGCATACCATGATTTAGGCGGTAACGGAATGATAACTAAGATGTACAGCGAAATACAAGAGTTGCATTTGACCGGAAAGAAACGAGGTGCAGAGAATGAGCAGTAAAACAAAGAAATGGCTGAAAGCGGGCGGTATTCGTGCCGTAAAAACGGTATGTCAGAC